GGTAGCTGCATCAAATGTCGTGGTTGTAATGAAGTTGATGCCGGCAATCAAAGAGCCAGCAGGCAAAACAACTGCGTTGGATGCGTCAGCATCATTGAACAAAACGGCCTTAACTTGCGTAACATCAGTTGCGCCTGTATTGCGTGTGGTATCAGCAGTTGTGCCGGTGGTGTAGCGGTTTGTGCCAAGCAGCCAAGGGCCAAGGTGAGTAGCGATTCCCATGATATATCCTTACATACAAGTGAAGTGTATCAATCGGTATGTCGTCTGCCGGGACAGTTTGATACACCGGAAAGCCCGGATTAATATGTTTATACCACTACGTTTAAACCAATGCAACAAAAAAGGGGCCGAAGCCCCTTTCTTTTTTTGAACCTATTAGGCTCCGGGTGAACCGAAGATGCCCAAAGGATCAGATACGCCGAAGCTATAACGCTCACGTGCTTTGTAACGAACGTTACCTGTGTCAAAGTCACCGTCCATGCCGGTAGCCATAGGCGTACGGATGAAGTGCTTCAAACCGTTAGGCACGTCTGTCAACAGGAACCAAGCATTGGTGTCTGTCAAGTAGTGGTTAACGCAGTAGCCTTCAGGGATGGAACCGTTGTTCTTCAATGCATTGATGTCATTGTCAGTTGTACCGACGCGGAGTTCGGTTTCCAACAAACGAGTTGCAACGAATTGTAGAGCAGGTGGAATCACCAACTTCTTAGGCTTAGCGGCGATCAACAAACTACGCTCGTCTGTCCAAGCAGCGATCTGAATAACGGCATTCTCAAGAGAAGTCTCGTTCAAATCGGAGGGAGTAGAAGGACGGTTGCTGTTAACGCCACCAGAAACCAAGGGGTGTGCTGTAGAGCACAACACTTGACCGTCGCCGTATGTAGGGCCACCAGCAAAAGCATTGTTCAGGACGAAAGCGGCCTTAACTTGCTTTGTGTAAGCCATACCACGGGCCAGAGCCTTGGTGTAACGTGAAGACAGGCTGTCATACAAGTTATCTTCCACAGCTTCCTCTGTGATGGAGAAGCCCATCGCAATGGTTTCGTGGGTGTAACGTGCAGTCCATGCTTCCTGTGCATTGTCATAAGCGATGGCAGAACCCTCGTTTTTAACAGGTGCAGCAGCAAAGCCAGACAGCTTTGTCTCTTCTTCAAAGCTACGCTCAGATGACTCTGTTTCGTAGATTTCTTTGTGCTCTTCGCCGTATTTAGCGTACTCAAGACCGAACAAAGCGTTCAAGCCGGGGAGTAATTCTTTGAGCAGTTGTGCGCGTGAAATAGCCATGATTTAGCTCCTTAGATGCCAACGGCGTTGTTGAAGGCTGAAGCGCCGGGATTGAACTTCACAAACACTTCCGTGTATGTGTCGGTCAATGGAGAAGCAAAGCCAAGGATCTTGAACGCGGCGGCAGTAGTTACAACCGTAGACTCCAAGGCAGAAGTTGAATTACCTGTACGGGTGTTACCTGTAGAAGTAGACTGCGCTGCTGCAAAGAAGGTGTTTGCGCCAAGAGCGGCTTGGGTGACTTGACCATCCAATTGCGCTTGGTATGTGACGCTTGTGTCAGTGATAACGTATGCAGTTACCACGCCGGTTGTGCCGGAGGGGTAGTACTGACCGTAAATCTGCTGACCTTGTGCGTTGATGTAAGAACAACCAACGAACACGCCCCAACCACCCATATCTGTACCACCAAGGTTATTGGTAGTGAGGTCTGCGCCGGTAGCGGTTGACAAAGCGATATAACCGTTAGCATTGATGATAACAACTTGGCCATAAAACAAGTTGGAAGCAAGACCTGCTGGGTCAATCAAGAACTGACTCGTAGCGCCGGCATAAGGCATGCCGTCCGTACGATTGATGGGACGAAGCCCATAAGGTGTATTGGTAGCTGACATTTAAGTCTCCAAAAAAAGTTTACTGACCTTTTCCGAAAGTGACCGTGGACTTACGTTCTTTGAACATAGGCATCCTCGGATCATTTTCGCGCATGTAAGTGTTGTCTACTGATTGCATCTGAGCTTCCGATTGTTTTCGGTAGTAGTCATTCCGCTGTTCAGTAAGCTCCACAGGTGTTTTGCAGAGCAACAAACCGCCCACTTGAACGCTGTCTGGGAACTTGGCATTGCTGTCAGAACCAAACAAACGAATCTCAGGGTGGTCAGAAGCCCTAACGGGTTCCCATCCTTCGCGTAACTTTCCGGAAATGTTTGTGGCATCGTCTCTCCCTAACGAGGCAATCCTAATCCACCGATACGCATAACCATCCTCCGGATTGGGGTCTGGTAGAAGTTGTGGAGGCATCCAATGCTTTGGACGTTCCATCTTTTCGCGTGTATCAAGATCGCGTGATGCTCGGGTAGTCTTTTCCATATTCATTTCCTCATTTCTTCAGCAACCTTACGGGCGTACAGTTCCAACGGAACTCCCAACCGCTTGGCGAGATTCACTTGCGTCTGCGTAAGCACGATTTTGCGCGGTGCTGTACTGCGTGTAGCAGGTGAAACAACATTGGATTTGGTTCGCTGAGGTTTCGCATCAGCGGATTCTCCGGCTCCAACTTGGTCGGGGAATCTTTCTCGTATATCAGTGTCGATACGACGGTAGTATTCGTCACTGCCTACGCGGATACCATTCTCAACAAGTTCTTCATGCAGCCCTAAAGCGTATGAAGTCATGCGTTTGTTGCTTCCAAACCACTGATTTTGGTCTTGCCACGCTAGTAGTTTGTCGTCAACGGGCGCTGCCTGTTGAGGTTGTGGTGCTATTTGTACAGGAGTTTCAGTTTCCTGTAAAGGGGTTGGCTTAAAATTGTTAACTTTATCAGCACGAATTTTAGCGTTTGTAAGTGCTTCTTGCGCTTCTAAGAGCTTATCTGAGTCGCCTGCCTCATAAGCTTCCTTGAAAATACGCTTAGCATCTTCAATCTCGGTGTTAATTGCACGCTTGGCTTGTTCCAAGAGTACGTTTTGACCTTGATTGACCGAGCCTTTGAGGCGTTTGTTCTCCTCAAACACTGCCTGAGCAATGCGAAGAGCTTCATCCTTCTCGCGAGTTGCAGCCTCTTTGGCTCTGCGCTCCTCGTGATAACCCTTTGTGAAGTGTTTAAACCTATTTTTTACACTTTCAGAGTACGTGGCTAGTTCTTCCTCTGTTGGATCCTGTGGAGTTTCCGACATTGGAGTTCTATACCGATCTTCTGCGGGCGTATCATCTACGACCTCGATCTCGGGTTCAATTTCAATCTCCGGCTCTACAACCTTCCCACCCTTACGGGGGTTTTCAGTTGCTTCATCGGGAAATTCAAATTCTGTTTTTTCAATTTCAGCCATGATTAACCTTTCCAAGTAATAGCTTTAACCGCCCACATTTGCGCAGTTTGAGCTTCGGTAATAGCAATGCTTACCATACGCTTAACTTCCGAGCTTTCAGTGGATTCACGAAGAAAGTTCATGTTGTCAATAATCGATGCAAATGCTCGCTTGCACTTATGCACATCGTCATCGTTGCTTGGGTTAAATGTCAGGCCAACAGCCTTCTCACCGTAAGTTAATTGGTCTTGATCTAAGTTCATGATGACTCCTTAAGTTGGGCGTTGGATACCACGAGGGTCTTGCACAACAGCTTGAATAGAATCATCGTTGATGAGTCTCCATTCAGTCCCATGAATCTTCATGCGGGTTCCCGTGTTAGGACGTACTAACACAAAGTCCCCAACCTTGCAGGACGGGCCTGAAGGAAATCGACTTGCATCTTTAAACGCATCGGGGCCAATCTTGGCTACAAATAACACGGGGGAAAGAAGCTCCTCGTGGTACATCGCAGTTGCAGATTTAAGAATCCCTGTTTCGCTGAACTCTTCTTCTGCTTTTGGGAGCATACAGAGGAGGTGGTAAGTGGCCGGATCGGGCACTTGTTTGGCTTTTTCTTCAGCGGAGGTATTAAGCACTCCACTTAGATCAACCGCGCTGACATCAAAATCAGTCATCGTCATAGTCCTTAGTTTTACGCACGAGATCGGCAAGTTCATACTGCGCGGTTTGCAGACCTCGGATCGTCCCGCACAGTTCTTTGTAGTGATCGTGGGATTTCGCACCACCACCACTGACAACTTCGACCAACTGCTTGATATGTTCATCAAGCTTTTTGTTCAATACATCAAGCATATTGGTCATCATTCACCTCCGGTACGCTTCGCGTTTAGAAGCATTTGTAAAAGCTGTTGTTTAGCCTGCAAGTCTTGCGTCTGTTGGTTGTGCTGCAAAGACTGTTGGTGTTGCTGCTCTGCCATACGCATTTCGGCTTGTTTCTTCATAGCGTCTACTGCAATCTCTTGCTGCGCTTTTTGAGCAGCTACGGCAGGGTCTTCGCCTTGTTGGTTTTGCATCTGCGCCGCTTTGAGTTGAAGCTCTGCCTGCTTGATAGCCAAGTCGCCCTGAACCTTTTGGGCTTTGGTCTGAGCGTCTTGTTGCTTGATTTGCAACTCGGCTTGCTGCATCTGCATGACGGGGTCTTGCATTTGCTGTTGGGCTTGTTGTTGGGCTGCTTGGTTCTTGTTGATATCCAAGAGTTGTTTTGCCGCCTCAGCCACAAGCTTGGACAACTGAACTTCAATGTCCTCGGGCATTTCTGTGTCAGGCATTGGCAAGGTGGCACCCAAACGCTGTTCAATCTTGGTACGGTACTGAAACGCTACGTGTTCAGCTACGTGCGCCATGATTGCGGCCTGCATTTGTTGAGCCATCGGGTTTTGCCCCATCTGACTCATGACCATAGGATCTTGCAACATAGATGTGTGTACAGCAATGTGCGCATCGTGGTCTTGATAGATGAATGCTTTGGTAGGCTTTCCGGTCAAGAAAGCCATATTTTCTGACACAGGATCGCGTGGTGTCATGTCGTCATCGATAGGCACAAGTTTATCTGCGTTCTTGACGCCCAAGACTTCAATCATCTGACGGTGCAGTAAAGGCAGGTTGTAGATCTGCGGGGCACCTTGAGCCAACTGAATGACCGCTTGGTACTGCATGATCCTTTGAGCCATCGTGGCGGAATTCGGGTCAGAGACCGGAATTACATCCACCATGTCATAGTCAGCCTGCTTGGCTTGAGGCGTACCCACTACGGGCACATAGTCATAATCATCGGGCATGTAGTCGCGGATGATCTCTTTGAGCAGTTTAAACTCCTGCTTCATCGAGTAATGGACACGCGCCTGCACTGCGCTCATTGTCTTAAGCTGACGCTCTAACAGGGCTAATGTGGTGCCTACGGGCGCATTGGCAGACATATCGCTGATGTTCATATCTGCGATTGAGCCAAGCCTTCTGCCTTCGTCTGTGATTTGATTGAGCAGGGCCAAGAGAACCTGTGAAGGCTCCTTGTACGGCAGGGTCATGATGTTGTCTTTGACCGCACCGCTTGGCACGTCTACATCACGGAACTCGCCCGGTTGGATAGGAGTATCGTCTCCCTTGATACGCAGTCCTCGGGTCTTCAAACCACCGGGAAGGTTAGACAACGTACCTGCGTCTACCAATTGACGAATGATGGAGGTGCCGGCACGGGCGTATCCACCGATCAAGTGAATCAGACCTAGACCATAAGCTCCAAAGCCGGGCACGTATGTGTACTGGACAAAGTGCTGGCGCTTGAGTTTATGTTTGTCGTCTTCTGCCCAATTACGGCGGATGGCAAGGATCTCTGTTGTGCCGCGCTCTAGGGTAATGACGTAAGGCAAAGCAATGCCGTCTTCGTCTTCATAGCCGGGCAGGTCGTAATCTACGTGGATTTCATAGATTTGGTAGCGGTCATCGTCTGTGATGCTATAGCCTTGATCTTCGGCCTTCTTCTTCTCTACGTCCGTGTAGAACTGCAGTGGTTCGCCAAGATCCTTGTCTACATAAAACTCAGAGACCTGAAGCTTCTTGATGTCGTTCTTTGTTTTGCGCATGATGTGAGTCACACGCTCTGAAGTCATGGCGCTAGAAGCTCCATAGGGGATGATGACATCCTCGGCAGGGATAAACATCGCAGCCTGCCGTCCCATCGTGGGATCGTAGTAAATCTTCTTGAAAGCAGCGCCGGCAAGACCCAAGGAGTAGAGGAGACGCTCATGCTCAGGACGGTATTCAGGCATACCTTCCGTGAGGCGGTAGTTCATGTCTTCGCGTACACGCTCCGCAGCCTCCTCTTTAAGTTTATCAATTGCACCAATGATTTCCGTTTTAACAGGGCCTTGAGCCGGAAACGTTTCAATAATTGTCTCGCTTTGGAACCGGACTGCGGCCTCTGTGAGTACAGTCGAGAATACACCACAAGCTCCAAGCCAAGGCTCCGTTCTCTCTTCATACTTCATCCCCAAAACATCTAAACCTTTGACATACATCTCCACCCAATCTTTGCGGGAGTTGATGTCCTGATCGACCAAACCAATCAAGTCGCTTGCAATCTTTTGCAGCTCGCCCTCGTCGATGTACTCGGCAAGGTTGTCGTCGAAGCCTTCTTCGGTTTCTTCGGTCATCTCAATCTCGATGCCGTTCATATCAATACTCACACCCTCGGGATTGACAATTTCAATCTCAACTGCGGTTGTGTCATCAAGCTCGATGTCTTGCAGGCCCAATGGGGCTTGGCTTAGGGACTGTTCAATGCTCATAATATTCCTTAGTAGTACTCTACTTTTCTGCGGTGGTAAAAAGGCTCATCTTCTTCGTCTGAAGCAATGGAGATAAAGCCACCAAGTCGAAACCGCATCAGTGCCTGACTGCTTGAGTCCACAAGGTCGTCATGATCGCCGTTAGGGAAGGAAGCCAATTCATCCATGACTTCCTCGGCCCATCGGGTCTCAGGACACCAAACCATGCCCGAAGCAAACAGATCTGATATAGCGTTTACACGCGATATCTTATCGTTTCCTTTGCCCGGCGTATACTCTGACATTGGAATTCCCATCTTGCGCATCTCATAGATCAACGGAGCACCTGCGGCTCGCTTCTCAACGATCAGCGTGTCGGGTTCATATTCCTTGTACAACTCCAAAGCCTTGGCCTTTAAGTCGGGGAACTCCATACGCTCTTTAAACGCATCTAAAAGGATGATGTTTGCCTTCAAGTTCCCGTGTTTATCGGGATGTTGAAAGATTCCCCACGTTGTACAGGCTGAATAGTCGGCCCGGTTGTTCTTTTCAAACGCAGTATCCCAAGATTGGATGATGTACTCGACCGACGGAGGCTTGTCTTCCGTCCAAATCTGCCACTGATCGCGCTTAATGATCGCGCCTTCTTCGGATGTGGGGTTCTGTTGGTACTGAGCCTCCCACTTTGAGACGGGAAGTTCAGATTTCAGGGCCTCGAGGGCAGGTTTTGACCAAAAACCGGGCCACAAAGGGTTCCCGTTGGGCATAATCGCCGGAAAATCGATGACTTCCCACTGATCTACGCCTTCTTTGGCTGCGTTTTTGAGAATTTGACCTGTTAAATCCCTTTTAGACCACCGAGTCATCACAATAATGATGGCTCCACCCGGCTGTAAACGCTGACGGGGGCCGGAAGTGAACCACTCATAGACGTTATCAAACACTGCGGGGTTGGCCTGCTTGGCCTCCTGCTCTGAATGGGGGTCGTCAATGATTAAGAGATCTGCGCCCTTACCTGTAACAGCGCCGCCAACACCGATAGCGAAGTAATCGCCACCCATATGAGTGTTCCAACGACCTGCGGCCTTTGAATCACTTGACAGCTTCGTTTGAAAAACCTTTTGATAGGGTTCTGATGAAACAAGATTCCTAACCTTTCGTCCAAAGCCCGTCGCAAGCTCTGCGGTGTGGGCAGTCTGAATAATCTTCTTATGGGGAAACTTCCCCAAGAACCACGCCGGCAGCAAGAAGGAAGCAAACTCCGACTTTGTATGCCGAGGCGGCATGTTGATGATCAACCTCTTGAGTTCGCCTTTGGCGACTCTCTCAAAAGCATCCGCCATGATCTTGTGGTGGGAGCCTGAGATAAAGATCGGCCACATCTGCGTCACGAAGTACAGGAAGGATTCCTTGGACTTCTCGACCTTGTCCATTTCTAGGAGCAGGCTGATCTTAGACCTCGTCGCCCCGTCAGTCGCCTTGCTATCCAAAGCTTGAAGGTAGGCAGTCATCTCTGCGTGTGAGAGAAGACTCATAGACTTGCCACCACTCGCGCAGATTGATCCACCAAACGAATGGCATGGAACTTATAAGGCTTGGTTATCAAATGTCCGTCCTGCTTTAAACGATGAACAATCCTGTGGATGTTAGATTTAGACTTCAAGCCAATACCCCGAGCAATAACCTCATAGGACGGCGGTACTCCGTGCAACCTGACGTAAGCACGTATGAATTCCAACACTAGCTTTCTGCGTTCAGTCATATATGGGGAAGCACTACCCTGTACGTTGACTAGACGACAGGTTCGGTCGTCAACCGCAATGCACCCCCATATAGAACCAACACGGCTGGGGACTAATCCGTCAGGATAGCTTCATGGGCGCAACTGACGGTTTGCCCCAATTTGCCTAATCCCCATGCGTGTAGGTGTTGGTGTTGTGGGAGTCGAACCCACCTATTCACTTAGATCACACCGGAATCAAACCGGCCCTCACACCAACACAACTGAGCACTTCTTTCCTCGTCTTCCTACCATAGCGACCGCGTGTTCTATGGCTTCCCGGTTCTGAGTTAGTCCACCTTACGTTTTAGCATCCAAGTGCTCATGTGTGTTGATGTTGGCGCACTTACAGTCGGAACACGTCCCACAGCGTCTAGCAGCTTCGCCAACATTGTTAGTTTAAACGATAATACGAACGTTCGCAAGTGTTTAAACA